TCTATAGATGTTAACCAAAAAACCAACAAATATCTATCTCCTTCCTCTACTGCTAGTCCTCTGTGCATGTGTGTGTAACTAGGAAATATCAATCCGCTACCTGTAGGTAATGGCTCTATAACTCCTCTATTTAAAAATTCTGTGCCTCCGCCCTTGTAATCTCCTGTGTTTAAAGGAACCACAATACTAACATCTGAACTGGCGTCATGGTGCCAAGCTCCTTGCTTTTTATTNTTTAAGTTNTAGTTAGCTATCTGTATATTGCCGCCTGTAACATGACGATTCCATATAGTTAAAAGTATCGGATTAATTAATGATTGTACTACTTGCATTAATGAAGCATGTAAATCTGGACATCTTTCACTAAGAACTATCTCTGGTATCTGTCTTAGTTCGTCTTCTTCTGGATTTGGTGCAAATGAAAAAGACTTTTCCATGTTATCTATTTCATCTAATAATATTTTACAAAATTTATCAGAAAACAAAGGAACTGTGTAAACATCTTTCAATGGTTCTTGTATGACACTTTCTAATGGTAACTTTTTTGGATTATCTAAACCTTGACCTTTATAAAAATTTACTATATCTGGTAAAGATGCTTTCGCTTTTTTTAAAATGTCTTTGTTAACAAACCAATCGGAAGGAAATCCAAGCAATAAGTTTTTTAACTTGTATTCCTCTTGTTCTGTTACTTTTTTTGCCAACATATAAAAATATCCTAAAATCTAGGTTACTGTTACATTTACTGCTATATTGCCCTTTGTTATAACAGAAACAGCACCTAAAGAAGCTGTAGCTTTAAAACCATTATTGGGTGTATTAGGAGTATGTAACTGAGTCCAGCTGTTTCCTATATAAACTTGCAACACGCCTTGAGAAGTATTCCAAATTACATCACCTTCTAAAAAGTTTAATTGCGCAATCTCTGTTTCGTTGAACTGCGGCGTTCGATTTGGGTCGAACTGTCCTAAGTTTAACTCAAGAATCCTAACTAATCTATTAAAAATTTCAGCAGACATGTCTCCCTGAGCAAGCGGGAGGCTGGTTGGTAGTAATTTTGCCATTATCTTCTGCCGTCTGGTTTAATATCTAACCTAGTAGCTCCTAGTCTCCATCCTACGTTATCGTTACCTTCTGAATCGTCATCTGACTCTACTCTAAATACAGCTTGACGACTTCTTGCTCTAAGACTTATTTGTCCAGTTGATGAACCTATAGATGATATAGAGCTGGTTGACAAAGATTCTCCAGGATTGTTTCTAGTTTTTATAACAAGATTTACTTTGCCTGAATCTGAATTAGATAAAAATTTTAAGTCTGGAAACATTCTTTGTATGTAAGCAAATTGTTCGCCCTCACCAACTTCAAAGTCTGAGCTTTCTATAAATACGTTAGTCATGGGATTGCCATCATCATTAAAACCATCTTCTTGCTCAAATAAATAACCGTCGTAAGTAGCTCTAGGGTAGTCTTCAATGCCGCTATCTAACCAAGCATATCTTTCTAGATTACCGTAATACCACACGGCATCTTCATAATTATAGATAACATATCTATCTATCTCAGTTGCGCTTGAAGAGCAATAGAACCAACCTACCTCAGATTTTTCAGTAATAGTAAAGGCATGTACTTTAAAAGATTGTGTGAGATTTATGTCGCTATATACGTAGTTATGAACGCTGCAAGGAATTTTTTGCACGCTACCTGTGTATGCATAGAAATTGGTTGAAGACATCCAATATATAGATTGAGCTGATGTTACTGCTGCTTTAGGGCCTAAAAGACCAGTACCTTCGTTAATAAGGTTAACTGCAAATGTAAAAGGTGGCCCAACAAACTGCATACTATACAAAGCAGTATCAGTCCAAATAAGTATTTCTTGTCTAGATTTAGTAGCACCAATAATAGAAGAACCAGAAGATAATCTTAAATCCCCAGCAGTATTAGTAATTAATGGCTGAAACTCTAACTCATTTTCTTGGTCACTAAAAGATATAAGCATAGGATCTATAGTTCCTGTTCTTGCTCCATCTGATACTGGGTCTGAACCTAATACGATTAAATGCCTATCTTTCTCAGAAGTAATAACTTGTAGTCCTACAGTTGGTACTAAATTTGCTCCGCTTATAGCTGAAAGATTTAAAGCTCTTGTTGTAAGTCCATTATTTTCTACCCATCTAAATATACCGCCAGCCCTAGGGTTAATTATAAGGTTTTCACCAAAGTGGTCATGGGTCCAAAGTCTTAGCTGGTTAGTAGCAGATAATGCTGTAGTAGAGCCAAAAGTTCCTTCTCCCCAAGCACCAGAACTCCACCCAGTACCAGTTATATATACATCCAAACCTACGTTGATTTGATAAACTCCATCAACTCCAGAACCGCCATTGCCAGAATCAGAGCTGTTAGCTACTACCGCGTTACCATCACTATCTTTAGCTGTAAAAGTATAAGTATTTGTTGTAACAGAAGTTATTTGATACTCTTGATTTAATACAACATCTGTTATTAAACCACCTAAACTAGCTGCTCCGCTTATTGTGACAAAATCATTTTTAACTGCGCCATGGGCATTGTCAGTAGCTGTTATAGTAGAGCTGCCATTAGTAGCAGAAAAAACAATACCATTAGTTGTAGTCTTTCGTATGGGGGTAACATCTGAGTAACTATCTCCTTCTTTAATATAATATTTAAAAGTAGTACCTAAGCCTAAATACTTAGATCCTCCTAAAGAAGTCCAAGCATGTAATGCTCTAGCAGTTCCTAAATAAGTATTTGAGCTATCTTTTGACCAGCCCCCAAACTTTTCTGGCCTACCTTTTCTAAAGCGTACAAGATTTATATCAAACCAACCGCCTGTATTATCGTATTCGGTTCCTTCTCTATCTATACCTGGTTTAAATAAAATCTTACTAAGAGGCATTTTTTATACATGCTCCCAGTCTTTACCTTCAAATAACAAAGCTTCNGCTTCTCTACGCCTTACAAGACCTTCTTTTACTTGGCCTCCAGCTTTGTTCCATCTTTTNATTTGANTTGGTATNTCTTCATATAAACCTTGGTTTAATACCTTAAGCATAGTTGATGAATTTAGATTGCTTGGTCCTAAGTTGTAAGTCCAAGACACCAAAGCATCAAATTGATGCTGACTTAAAGGCATTTCTACAGCTTTGTGTACATGGTCTTCATACTCTACTATTTCTTCTTCAAGCCATGCATCTGCTTGTTCTTGCGTACAAGTGTCGCCCATCATTACATCTTTAGTTCGGCCCCAAGCTATCGTAGGCACATCTGCGGCGCAACGATAAGCTTCAAGCTTACAACCTTCAAACTTTTTAATTAAATTTAATCCTTCTTTTGATATACCCATCCTAATAATCTCCCCATACTTTAACTTTTTTACCGCCTTCATAGACAACTGCGTGTCCTTCGTCAATAAGCATTTGACAAATGTCTTCGCCATCTTCTGTATAAGGGATGCCCAATATCCTGCCATACTTACCTTTTCCAAGTGATTTTATTTTAAAGTTACCTTTGCAAAGCTCTTTTAGCCTTTCTTTTGCAGCAAGCCCTAGTTTTTTTTCTGCTAAATCTCTAGTTCTAGATTCTGGTGTATCAATGCCGTGAAGACGTACTCTTTGTTTATGTAATTTAACATCAAAGCCTAAATCTAGAATACAATCAAATGTATCGCCGTCAACAATTCTATCTAGCGTTGCGTTGTAAACAAAAGCATCTGGTGCGTTTGCCATTTATTTCTCCTTTGCTTTACCTATATTTAAAGCCAGCATATCAATAAATTTGTATAATTTGCCAACCCAAATGTCGTCTTTAGGTGTGGAAGTAGATGCTGCAATTAAGCTTGAAACAGTTACTATTGTTGTAATCCAAACTACTATGTTAGTTAAAAAATCCATATTTCTCTCCTTTGTGAAAATTAATGGTCTATTGATTTTAGCAGATTATTCGTCTGGTTTGTCAATTGTTACCTTTCTATAGTAAACAACTACTTCTTTAAGTTCATTTATGTAACGTTTTAACTCTTGCATGTTATAAGCCATAAGCTCGTAATCTGGAATAGACATGGCTACAAAAACTAATTGGCCTTGATCTTTTTCTACTCTTTCTAAAAACTCTTCAATGTTTTTATCAGATACTACATACCAATAGGGTTCTTTAAGATCTATCTCCCTAGGCATTATAGGTTGAACTATAGTTCTTTCTACAGGCTTAGTTAAAACTTCTATTTGTTTAGTCGGAATCAGGCTGCAACTGCAAGCCATCATCAAGATTATCAATGTTGCGACTGTCTTCTTCAATGCTATCAAATACATTTTTCGTTCCTTTGTTTACCCTGGGCTCAATAAGTCCAGGCTTAGCTGCTGCTAATTTAGTTAAATCGTGCCTTTTAAATATGTCAAGGTACCTTGTCATCTCTTGTTGTATCTCTTGATTACGGCCTTGAAGCTCTAACAAGCTGGTAGCTTGCAAAGCAAAATCTTTTTGTATGGTAGCAATAGTTTCTTTTTGTGTTTCTACGGCGCCTTCTAAAACTTGATTATTAGTCTTAAGAGTAACATTTTCATTGTAAAGCCAATAAGAACTAAGCCCTAAAACCAATATAATACCTATTAATACTTGCTGCATTATAATTCCTCAATGATGTAATTAAGTCCACCAGAGCTGCGATACTCTATCTCCCTACCTTCTTCATTGCGAAATTTTAAGTGGTTTTCTTTTTGGACTATAATTTTTTTTGTAATGTGGATGGTGTCATCTGAATCACCATACTCTTTATTAAAAGATACAGTAATTTGATATCTACTTTTAAATTTATTCCATATCCACTTAAAGATTAATAACAGGACATTTTTAAATTTACTCATTTTAATTCCAAGTATAGACTTTAAGAGCTTTTGCCTTTCCTTTAACTTTTAAGTCTTCTAAAGATTTTAACTTAAAACTACAACTTTTGGCAGTCTCATGTCCTATAAGAAGATCGACACCAGCTTCTTTAGTTCCAGACTCAAGACGTGCTGCTACATTTACGCAGTCACCAATGGCTGTGTAATCAAACCTAGTATCTGAGCCCATGTTCCCAATTACTGCAAAACCTGTGTTTACTCCCACGCCTATTTCTATTCCTAAACCAGATAGTTTTACTTCATCTTGTATTTCTTTAGCGCAAAGAATTGCAGCATCTTCGTGATTATCTAAGTCTATAGGAGCATTAAATATGGCCATCATTGCATCACCAATATATTTATCTACCATTCCTTCATATTTTTTTACAGCGTTAGCTTGGATGGTTAGAGCTTTGTTCATAATCTCTGTTACTTCTTCTGGCTCTAATCTTTCTGATAAAGAAGTAAAGCCTCTAACATCTGTAAATAAAAATGTGCATCTTCTTCTTTCGCCACCAAGTTTTAAAAGTTCTGGATTGTCTTGTAATTGTTTAACTTGCCTTGGATCAAGATAATGCTCAAATTGTTTTTTGATTAATTGGCGTAACTTAAACTGTTTTCTAAAGTTTAGATAAAAAGCAATGGCCCCAGTTATGAATTGTGAGATAAAAGCCCATGAAAAATCTATTAAATAACCTTTTTGGATGCTAAAAAAGCCTGAGAGCGCCGTGGTTACAAGTAAAACTACAGCAACACTTACGCCCTTAGTTATACCAAGAAAGTTTATTGAGAGCCATGTCAGAGTAACAAATATCCCAAAAACTAAAATTTCTAAAGCTATTGCAAAGTCTGGGATATGTGGAGAGTTTTCTATAAGAATTGACTCAGATAATGCTGCTTGAATCTTATGAGGTTCTAATAATCCAGATGGAGTTGCAATCTGTGGCATGATTCCATTTGCAGTAACGCCAATAAATACAAACTTACCTGCTACATCCATTTCTTCTAAAGTTGTTTGTGGTGTATCAACCCAACTTATCCACTTGCGGCCATAATTATCTACAGGAATTGGAGCTAAACCTTTTATAACTATTTCTTCTAATCCATTATCATTAGTTTTTATAATGTATGTATTAGATCCTGCAAGTATTTTTAACACCTGCGTTCCAAATGCAGGAGCCCAACCTTCAGGCGTCTTCATTAGTAATGGTATTCTTCTAACCAAGTTGTCTATATCAACTGGTGCAGATGCAATTCCTTGCGTAGCTTCTGCTTTTAATACATCTATATTCTCAACAATACCAGGTGACATATATCCACCTACGTCATCTCCAAGTATGACAGTTCCTGTAGTTGGCGGATAAGAACCGCTAGGACTTTCAAACATAGCTAGAACACTTGGTCTAAGCTCAAGAGCTGTTGCAAAGAACTTATCTCCGCCAAACCTATCTGGCTCACTAAAAGATACTACCCAGCCAACACCTATAGCACCTTCAGCTAAAATATCTAATTGTATCTGCGCTAAATCTTTTCTAGGAAATGGCCATCCTCCTCTTTTGCGAACATCATCTTCTGTGATATTAAGAGTGGTAAAGTAGCCAGATGGTTCTTGCTCTGCAACGTAAGCATCAAATATTTTTAGCTTAAGTATTTCTGTAGGCGTGCTTTGAAACACCAAAGGCAAGCTTAGTATTATAAGTATGGGTAATAATAGCTTATTCACTTTGCGTTATGGTTATATTAGAATCACCACCACCGTTAATCTTAACT